TGTCAGGCGACACGGCAAACTGACCCCCTGACGCCATGAGGACCTGACCCCCTCGATGAGCGAGGAGGTCGAGATGATCAGGAACGAAGATCAGGCTCTTCAGCGGACGGACGATCCGCGGAGGGCCGAGATGAAGACGCCGGACGACGTATCGGCGATGGTGCGGCTGAAGGCGCTGGGCTGGGGTGCCAAGCGGATCGCGACCGAGCTCGGCTGTTCGAAGAACACGGTCAAGCACTGGCTCCGTCAGGGTGATTGGCGTCCCTCTAAAACGCCCTCACGATCGAAGCGGCTCGACGGCTTGACGGACTGGTTGGCCGAACGGTTCCGGCAGCATGCCGGCAACGCCGACGTCGTGCGCCAGGACCTCGCCAACGAGAAGGACATCCACGTCAGCCTGCGCACCGTGGAACGGGCTGTGGCGCCGTTGCGGCGGGACCTGGTGATCGCCGCGCGGGCGAGCGTGCGGTTCGAGACGCGGCCAGGCGAGCAGATGCAGATCGACTTCGGCGAGCGGCGGATCGAGATCGGCGGTGTGCCAACCCGGGTCTCGCTGTTCGTTGCGACGCTCGGTTACTCGCGTCGACTGCACGTGCGCGCCTTCGGCCACGAGCGGCAGGAGGACTGGTTCGCCGGATTGGAGAGCGCCTTCCAGGCGTTCGGCGGTGTGCCGCGTGAGGTGCTGCTCGACAATGCCCGCGCCCTGGTCCTGCACCATGACCCGGTCAGCCGCGAGGTCATCCTGCATCCGCGGTTGCACGCCTTCTCCCGGCATTGGGGCTTCCGGGTGCGGGCCTGCGCCCCGTACCGGGCGCGCACGAAGGGCAAGGACGAGCGCGGCGTTGGCTACGTCAAGAGGAACGCTGTGGCCGGCCACCGCTTCGCGAGCTTTGCCGCCCTGGAGGCGCATCTCGATGCCTGGACGCGGGATGTGGCCGACCGGCGCGCGCACGGCACGACCGGTGAGGCGCCGGGCGCGCGGTTCGCCCGGGACGAGGCCCGGGCGCTGCAGCCACTGACGGGCGTGCCGCCGTTCTCCGCCGCACGCGATCTCGTGCGCCGGGTCGGGGCAGACTGCGCAGTCAGCGTCGACGGCAACGCCTACTCGGTGCCGTGGCGGCTGATCGGCGAGCGGGTTCGCGTCACCGTGAGCGGAGCGGTGGTGCGCGTCCACCACGGCGGACAGGAGGTCGCCGTGCACGCCGCGTTGAAGGGGCGCCACGGCCGTGTCGTCGACGATGCCCATCTGGCCGGGCTTGTGGGTAGCCGAGAACGACCGGCTCACCGACTCGACCCGTCGCCCATCATGCCGCCGGCGCTGTTGCGGCCGCTGGCCGAGTACGAGGCGGTCGCCGGGGGAGGCTTCTGATGGACCATGACCACCTCACCCTGCTGCTCGACCGCCTGAAGCTGACGGCCATGCGCGATCAGCTCGATAGCCTGATCGACGAGGCCGGCCGTGGCGAGCTGACGATCCGCGAGGCGCTGACCCTGTTCTGCGAGCGCGAGGTCGCTCGGCGTGACCAGCGCCGCATCGACATGGCCTTCGGTCTGGCGCGCTTCCCGTTCGTGCGGGACCTGACCGGCTTCGACTTCGGCGCCCAACCCTCGCTGGACAAGGCGCAGATCCGTGAACTCGCCACCGGCCGCTTCATCGCCAATGGCGAGGCGGTGCTGTTCCTCGGGCCGCCCGGTGTGGGCAAGACGCACTTGGCGGTGGCGATCGGGCGCGCGGCGATCGTGGCCGGCTATGGCGTGCTGTTCACCCCGGCCACGACGCTCGTGGCGCAGTTGGCCAAGGCGCATACTGAGGGTCGGTTGGAGGAGCGGCTGACGCACTACGCCAAGCCGAAACTGCTGATCATCGACGAGCTCGGCTATCTGCCGTTCGAGCCGGATGCCGCGCATCTGTTCTTCCAGCTCGTCAGCCGCCGCTACGAGCGGGGCGCGATGCTGGTGACCTCGAACCGGGCGGTAGGCGAGTGGGGGAGCGTGTTCGGCGACGCGGTAGTGGCCACCGCGATCCTCGATCGGCTGCTGCACCACAGCCACGTCGTCACCATCCGCGGCGACAGCTACCGGCTTCGTGAGAAGCGTCGCAGCGGCCTCCTGCAAAAGGCGGCTGCGGTCCCCCAACCCACACCCGTCTAGGCGGGGGAAATTAGCATGGGGGTCAGATCCTCATGACGCGAAGAGGTCAGTTCCGGATGTCGCTTGATAGCCTGGATCAGCGTGCGGGCGCAGGCAGCGCACGGGTGATGTGTGACGTAGACAGAGCAGCCGTCCGTCCGGATGCCGTGCTGAGCGGCGAACGCCGAAAGGTTCGCCTCCGCATGGCTGGCAAAGAGGTACTTCGCCGGCCGATCGCGGCGCTCGGGCAGATCGTCCACGCCAGCCGGCGGGCCGTTGTAGGCCGTCAGCAGCACCGTTCGGCCATTCGGGGCGACGAGGACGGCACCGACTTGCGTGCTGTCCTTGGACTTGGTGGCGGCGTGCTGGGCAAAGCCCATGAGGTAGCGAGGCCAGTCAGTCATCGCGGCCCTCACCATCAAGCCTGCGATACGCCTCCCGCTCCTTGTCCTCCTCTCGGAGGTCTTCGCGAGCGATCCGGATGCCGATGCAGAAGGCGCCGACGAGCGAGAGGACGACGCCAATGCCGATGCCGATGAATAGGCTCGGCCAGTTGAGCCAGGACATCAGGCGGCTCCCCGGTTCTGGCGCTCGGCGGCCTCGCGGTTGAGGTTGTCGGCGATTGATCGCGCCAAGGTCAGGCGGCAGTTCTCGCTCTCGACGCTGGGCAGCACGAGGATCGGCACGAGCTTGCCGGCAGCGTCCGTCACGGACCCGCGGCAGCGCTCGTCAGCCTGGAATGGGGGCGCGAACCCGCGGGCGCGCAGGAAGGTGTACTGGTTCATCGGATCTTCCGGCGCGCGGCGCGAGCCTGGCGCACGGCCGGCTCGGCGAGGATGGCGAGGGCGGTCGCGATCGCGGAGACGATGCCGAGCGCGATGCCGTTAAGGAGGTCGACGCAGGTCACTGCACCGCCCCGCGCAGCTTCGTGGACACCTTGGCGAACCAGACCGCAGCGTCGGCTAGGTCCTCGGCGCCGCACAGGTCGCCCTCAGGTGCGCTCTGCGAGGCGAGTAGCAGACCCGACGCGATGCCCTCGCACAGGATAGCAATGGCCGCCGGGCTTTCGTGGCGCGCCAAGAACTTAGCCGGAAGGGCGAAGAGGTGGCTGAGGTTCGGCGAGAGGCCGGACTGAGAGGGGAGCGAGACCATCACGCCGCCTCCGCCATCTCGCCGGCGGCCGGCTTGCTGATGCCGTCGATCGCCTCAAGGACCAACTTCACCGCCCGATTGGCCGGCGCGGTCTCCGGCATGCCGGCGTCGTACTTGTGCGCCACCTCGCGGTAGATCCGGTCGAGCATGTCGCTCTCGGCGCGGTAATCGGCATCCTGGGAGGCCAGCTCGGCCTGCTCGGCGGCTTCGGCCTCTGCGGCGCGCTCGGTGTGGATCTGGGCGTAGTTGCGAGCCTCGGCCACGCAGTCGAGCAGCTCCTCAACGACCTCGCCGGTGCGCTCGCAAACGACGTCGTAAAACAACCCGTTGCGGCGGAAGAAGAAGGTGTCGGCGGCCATGGCTCAGACCTCCATCGCGAAAGCGACGTGACCGCCGAGCCAGAAGAGCGAGCCGCCGAAGATCGGGGCGAAGGCAGCGAGGAATACGATCTGTGAGGCGGTCATCGTGCGCTCCGTCAGGGCGGCTTCGATGAGTGACCGTACCGCGGTACTTTTACCGCGTCAACTGCAAGCGGTAGAAAAACCGCATCCGTGCGCCAAGCGCTATCCACCTCTGTCCACAGGAGTGAAGTGGCTCAAAATGATCGCTTGCCGACTCTCCATCTCTGGTTGAAGCTGACGGCTCAGCTGTGAGGTGGCCGTGCATTTCGCAAACAGGAACGGAACGCACCAGCCCTACAAGCTGCGCCTACGCTGCGTGTCCTGCTACAGCGAGAGCTGCCCGCGGGTAGAGGTGCCGGCCGCCAGGGCCAGCCCTTACGAGATCGAGCGCACCATCCGCACGATGCTCACATTCATCCCCTACGAGTGCGAGCGCTGTGCCGGCGAGCGGGCCAGCCTCGTGGCCTTTTTTGCGGAGGCGGCCGCCTAAAGGGTGTTGGAAAAGCGCCGCGCCCATCCGAGAATGCGGACTTCCTGCCCGTCGTCCGGGTCCATGTTGTGAGCCACGACGATCGGCTTGTACTTCTTCTTCGTCGACCGCGGGTGGAATTCATACCGGTCCTCGTAGACCTCCAGCTGCTTCACCGATCGCTCCACCAGGTGGCCGCCGTCCTTCGACTGCTGCACGACGACGATCATACCAGTCCGCAGCGGAACGCGTCCCCTAAGACCTTCAAAGTCAAGCGCGATGACGCGGTCGCCCTCCAGAATTGCCCGCGGCTGTAGGGCGTTCATGCTTTCTCCGCGCACCTCGAACACCAGCAGCGGGCAGTTTGGATACTCCGGATCACAGGGCTCGTAGATAGCCTCGTGGATCAGATCGTCGTAGTCGGCCACCTCCCGGAACGATCCGGCCTCAACCAAGCCGGCGTAAGTCGCTCTCACGAGCCGACGAGTGGACAGCACGACTGAAGCGTCTGAATGCGTTGAGGCTGTGCCGGCTAGGCGATGTTCGGTACCAGGGCCCGAGCTGGTAGCTCCTCTTTCCTCCGTCCCAGCGCCTGCAAGAAGCCACTCTGTGGTGGTGCGCAGAACCGGCGCTAGAGCATTAAGCGTCGCGGTGCTCACGCCCTGGCGACCGGTTTTTTCGAGCGCCCGGCGAAGATTGCGTATGGCATCCGGTTTGCCGGCCAGCTTCGAGGCGGCGCTTTCGGTCAGGCCCACCACTTCCAGCCTGTGCGCGATGCGCGCCAAAATCTCTTGCAATTCCATACCGGTAGAATGCCCGCGGCCGTGACCAGCTACGAGCGGTAAAAAGGCCGTTGACAGTCGCGGTAGAAATACCGATAAAGACGGGACCGAACCCTCAGGGTCCCGATGACTGGACGCGAAAAGATCCTCAGACTTGCCGGCTTGTACGGCGATGCGCTCGGATTGGAGCGCACCACCGTTAGCTGGCGGCTCTTCCAGGACACGAACAAGCTGGACGCGCTCGAAGGCGGCCGAGACCTTTTCCTCGGTCGGTACGAGAGCGCGATGCTGTTCTTCTCGCAAAACTGGCCCGCTCATCTCAGCTGGCCCGCCGGTATCGAGCGCCCGACGCTTGAGGCCATCCCGGCATGACCGTCCTCGCTCTTCCCTTCGCCTGCTCGGCCGCGGTGCTGGCTTGCAGCTTTATCGGCTTCCGACCCGTCATCGCGGCGTGCTGCCTCCCGGCGGTCGTCGGCGGCTGCTGGGTGTTCGCATGAGCACTCTGACTGCCTTTGGCATTGAGCGCGACGGTCGTGCGGTCGTCGACATGGTCGAGACCGAGACCGGCGCGCGCATCGACGCTGCCGCAGACCTCGACGCGCCCGAGTTGCGTCACGTGTCGCGCCTCGCCTGCGAGATGGCCGTGAACGCCGAGAAGCGCGCGGTAAGCCGCGACCGCGATCTGCCGGCTGTCGGGTCGTTCGGAGGCTGATGATGGCGACGCCAAGCAAAGGCATCGTGAAGCCGGTCATGCGCTCCGAGGTCGTTCGGATGCAGGAACTCGCTCGGTCGGGTCATTCCGTGCGCGAGATCGCCAGATTGGTCGGCCGATCGAAGAACCTCGTGAACAAGCACGTAAAGGGTCTCCTGGTCCGCAGCGGACCGGGCAACCGCATGCTCGCGGTTCTCGAAATTGCGGAGAGGTCTAATCGGCCGCTCGGCGTTCTGGCCTGCGATCTCGGCTACGCCAACGGCAACTCTCTCGGCGTGACTTTGGCGACCGCTCGTCGCCTTCGCGCCTTCAAGAACGGGGAGTGCGCGTCGTGGCGCTAGCTCCATCACCAGCTCGCCTCGTGTTGTCTTGCGTCGAGGCCGAGGCACCCCGCGTGATCCCTGCCAGGGGATCCGCTGGGGCTGCTCTCAATCTTCGCGTCCGCCCTGTGCTGCCAGGCTCCGGCGTTCGCGATCATCGTGTGTTGCGTACCTTCCCGCCTCTCCTTTCGCATGCCGCCGGCTCCCCGCGTCCGATGTTCGCAATGAACATCAGGGCGCGTCGGAAATGCGGGAAAAGTCGTCGGAGCGTCGCGTGAGCGCGATCAGCCTCTCACCACTCGCAGAAATGCAGGGCTACGTCCGCACCATCGCGGGCGACAGCGGGTCGATCAAGGAAAGGATCAATCGTGCCGCCCGTGAACTCAAACTCGGCTTCAGCCGAACGAGAGACCTCTACTACGGCGACGCGCGCTGCGCCGTCCGAGCCGACGAGCTTGCGGCCGGACGTGCCATTGCCAAGCGTCGAGCAGATCGCGCTGCGCAACGGCGTGACGCCGTCGACGATCAGACACTGGCGGCGCTGGTGGACGCTCTCGGCGAAGTGGCTGTCGCCCTCCAGGCGCGAGGCTATGGCGAAGCGGCTGATCAAATCGGGATCGCTCAGGCAGCTACGCGGCGCGCTCTGGCTCCAGTCGATCAAAGAGGAGCGTGACGAGCCATGACCCTCCCCATGGTCGCCGTCACCCTGCCGTACCCGCCGTCCGCCAACGCGATGTGGCGGCATGTCGGTCGGAAGGTGCTCCGCTCCCGCGAGTACGAGGCCTGGCGCGTCCAGTGCAGCCTCATCATCCGGCGCGCGACCGGTGGCGGCCGCTTGGACGGCCCCTACGCCATGACCGTCATGGTTGGCCGGCCCGACCGGCGGCGTCGCGACCTCGACAACACGCTGAAGCCCGTGGGCGACGTGCTCGTGCTGGCCGGCGCGGTCGAGGATGACCACCACTGCCAGCGGATCGACGCCTCTTGGTCGACCGACGTCGAAGGCGTCTTCGTCCGCCTGATGCAGACCCGTTTCGTGGAGCCGATCGCTCGGCCCCGTACCAGTTCCCGAGCCGCGGCGCGGTCGGGATGCGCCGGCAAAGAGGGGGGCGCCGCCGCGCTCCCCTCCGAGCTGGACGCCTAACGAATGCCGAGGGGCACCCGAAGCACCGCCGACGGGCGGTCACAGTCGCCATTCCTGTCTTGCTCTCGGGTGCCCCCGGGCCCGCCTTTCGGCGGTGACAGTGGCGACTGAAAAGGAGAAGTAGAATGGCAACGTGTTCATCGGCGGCAAAGCTGCTGCCGCCACTGGAAGAGCTACGACAGCGCTTCCAATACGACCCCGCCACTGGCGCGCTGACCTACGCGCAAGCGATTGGTCGGAACTTCAAGGTCGGTGACCAGGCTGGCACCGTCTACACGGCGCCTGATGGGTATCGAAGCATTGCGGTCAGCGTCGCCGGTCGTCGTATGCTGGCGCACCGTATCGCTTGGAAGATGCATTACGGGGTCGAGCCGCCGGCGCTGATCGACCACCGCAACGGTGACGCAACCGACAACCGGATCGACAACCTGCGGGAGGCCAACGCGCTCTCCAATCAGCAAAATCGGTCGATCAGCAAAGCCAATCGCAGCGGCTTTGCGGGCGTGCATTTCAACGCACAGAAGCAGAAGTACGCCGCCCAGATCAGGGTGGCGGGGAAGAAGCTCCATCTCGGCCTGTTCGCTGCGGCTGAAGAAGCGGCTGCTGCGCGTCGCGCGGCAGAGGTCCAACACTACGGCGCCTTCGCCGGCAGCAATCGGGGAGCTTAAGATGGCAGTCTCTTGGGATACCCTCACACAGAAGAAGCGGCCCAGGCCGCCGGCCATCCTGCTCTACGGCCCCGAGAAAGCCGGCAAGACCACGCTGGCCTCCGAGTTCGTCAACCCGGTCTTCCTTCAGACCGAAGAGGGCGACGGCATTCTGGATCTGGCCAGCATGGGCAAGATCGAGAGCTTCGGCGACCTCATGGAAGCGATCGGCATGCTCTACGAGCGTGACCACGACTTCCAGACCGTCGTGCTCGACAGCGTCACTGCTTTGCAGCCGCTGATCTGGGCCGAGACCGGCGAGCGCGGCGACGACAAGGGCAACAAGAAGAAGCGGATCGAGGACTTCGGCTACGGCAAGGGCTACGTCTACGCCCTCGGCGTCTGGCAGGAAGTGCTCGACGGGCTTAACGCCCTGCGCCGCGACAAGGGCATGACGATCATCTTGATCGCGCATTCCAAGATCGAGCGCTTCGACGACCCGGAGACGGTCGGCTACTCCCGCTACGACATCGATCTGCACGACAAGGCGCGCGACTTCCTCAAGCGCGAGGTCGACGTCGTCCTGCTGCTGAAGCCCGACGTCACGATCAAGACCGAGGACAGCGGCTTCAACAAGACCCGCGCCCGCGCCGACGGTGGCCGTTCCGTCTGGATGCACGCGACCAGCCGCCCGGCCTACGCCGCCGGCAACCGCTACGGCCTCCCCGAGAAGACCCTCTACGAGCCCGGCCGGGGCTACGACGCCCTTGCCGCCCACTTCCCCCACAGCGCGGCCGCGGCCGCTCGCATCGCAGCGGAGTAACCGACCATGGCCAGCCTCGGCACCACCTTCAACCCGAACGATGTCCCGCAGGACGAGCGCTCCTTCGAGCCGATCCCGCAGGGCGACTACAACTGCCAGATCACCGAGAGCGAGATCGTCGAGACCCGCACCGGCGGCGAGATGCTGAAGCTCACCCTGGAGGTGATCGACGGCCCCTACGCCAACCGGAAGATCTGGGACAACCTCAACATCCGCAACAGCAACGCGACCGCGCAATCCATCGCGCACCGCACGCTCGCGGATCTCTGCGCCGCCTGCGGCGCCGGGGCGATCGCCGACAGCGAGGAACTGCACTTCAAGCCGTTCGTCGCCGCCATCAAGATCGAGCCCGAGCGCACGGTCGGCGACCGCACCTACGATGCTCGCAACGGGGTGAAGCGCTACAAGGCTCGCGGCGGTCAGCCGCCCGTCGGCAAGGCTCCGGCCCAGCCCGCGGCGCGTCCGGCTCCGCAGGCCGCCCGTCCGGCCGCAGCGGCGCCGTCGCGGCCCTGGGCTAACCGCAACCAGCCCGCGGCGACCGACGACAACATTCCATTTTGAGGTGACGCCATGACTGAGACGTGGCGTCCGATCCCGTCTGTCCCTGAGTACCTAGCCTCTTCCGAGGGGCGTCTGATGAGGGTTCCACACCTCGTTAAGATGCCTCACGGCGGAACTGTTGCCCGCGGCGGCGTGCCGGTGCGGGGGCAGTGGGATGGCACCCGTTTCCTGCTGAGATATCGAAATCGTACCCACAAGGTCCATCGCTTGATCTGCGAGGCTTTTCACGGCGCGAGCCCTTTCGACGGAGCAGTCGTTATGCATCTCAATGAGGACTCTTCGGTTAACAAGGCGGATAATTTGGCGTGGGGCACACAAAAAGAAAACATGAATGCCCCCGGCTTCCTTTCGTATTGTTCGGCGCGAATGGGAAAAGACAACCCCTTGATTAAGGGGGTGAGGCGCGCCGTTCTCCGGGAATTGGAAGAGACACACGGCATCGTACTCAGCCATTTGTAGCTAAGCCGGGCGGCCGGTCCTCTCCGCCAAGATCGTACCGGCCGCCCTTCCGCCCCATCCGATTTCACATCGCACGGAGCCCGTGTTCGATGACCGCTATCCCTTTGCCTGACAAGGGAGCCGCCTGATGGCCGCGCTCCCGCAACCCATCTCCCACACCGTCGCGGCGATCGACGCCGCCTACGTCAAGGGCGCGCGGACCGGCGACAGCATGGGCGTGCCCATGTCCGGTGTCGCCGAGGAATGCGCGCGTAAGCTCTGGTATGCATACCGCTGGTGCGCGCCGCCGGAGGCGCCGACCGCCAAGCGCGAGCGCATCTTCGAGACCGGCAACGTCTATGAGCGTCGGATCCTCGACATGCTCCGCATGATCGGCTGCGACGTGCGCGAGATCGACGAGGCGACTGGCTCTCAGCTCCGCGTCGAACTCGCTGGCGGCCACATCCGCGGCAAGGTCGATGGCCGTGTCCTGGGATTGCCTGAGGCGCCTACGACCGAGCACGTCGTCGAGGCTAAGAGCATGAACGAGAAGGTCTTCAAGGCGCTCGTGAAGGCCGGCTCCGTGCGTGAGGCGAAGCCAGATCACTTCGCCCAGCTTCAACTCTACCTCCACGGCACCGGTCTGCGGCGTGGCCTCTATGCGGCCGCCTGCAAGAACGATGACGAGCTATATTTTGAGCGCGTCGAGTACGATCCGGCCTTTTGCTTGGCCCTCGTCGCACGGATTGAGCGGATCGTCGCCTCCCCGCAACCGCCGGAGCGGCTGTTCGATGACCCGACCAGCAAGGCGGCCTTTTCCTGCCGGTTCTGCCCGTCTCTCGCCATCTGTCATGAAGGCGAGTTCCCGCGGACGACGTGCCGCTCGTGCATGCACGCGACGCCCCTCGATGGCCCGCGGTGGCTCTGCGAGTATCACGACAAATTCCTGAGCTACGCCGACCAACAAGCCGGCTGCGGCGACCATCGTTTCGTGCCCGGGTGCGTGCCTGGGGAGCAGATTGATTGCGACCCTGAGACAGCGACCGTCACCTACCGGATGAACGACGGCTCGACGTGGGTCGATGGTGACCAAGGGAGGGCGTTCGAGCCATGCTGATGCCAGCCCCTACGCTCGGTCGTTGCGCCGACCACACGGGCAAGCGGTTCGGCCTGCTTGTCGCCGTTCAGATCGCCGGAAGCACCGCAAAACGTGGCGCGCGATGGCTGTGCGCCTGCGACTGCGGCAGCGAAAAGGTCGTGCCTGCTGAAGCTCTCGTCGCCGGCAAGTCGAAATCCTGCGGCTGCGCGACAGAGACGTTCCGTCAGAAACACCGCCACAAGCACGGTCACACGCGGGTGGGCTTCGCCAGCTCCACCTATGGATCTTGGTGCGCGATGCGCAATCGGTGTGAGCGTCCGAGTCACAAGCAGTATGCTGACTATGGCGGGCGAGGCATCACCATCTGCGAGCGCTGGGCCGAGTTTAGCAACTTCCTCACCGATATGGGCGAGCGCCCCGCGAATATGACGCTCGATCGGAAGGACCCGCAGGGGAACTACGAGCCGAGCAACTGCCGGTGGGCTACGCCGCGCGAGCAGACGCTCAACCAGCGCCCGAAGATCAAACACGCAGACGTGGCGCCACTGCTGACGGCGGTGGAAGCAGTCATCGCAGCTCGCGATGCCGATCCGCGCGAGCAGATCGATCAACTCGCCTCGGCGCTCGCCACCTTCACTCGGGGAGGGCGCAAGCATGCTCTCGCTTCGTGACTATCAGCGGGAAAGCCTCGACGCACTCCGCATCTTCTGGGCGGGCGGTGGCGGGAACGGACTGATCGTTCTGCCC